AAAGAGTTAACAAACTTCGACAAGCTTTGTAAACGTCAGGGAGTCAAGGCTGCAGTGCGTCTGAACGTATTGTCTGACATACCTTGGGAGAAGCATGGGATACCTCAGGAGTTCCCTGATATTTTCTTCTACGATTACACGAAGAATGCTTCAAGACTTGGCAAGACACCAGATAACTACGAACTCATGTTCTCGTACAGTGACGCACCCAAGTATCAGAAGCATGTAGCCAAGGCATTGAAGACTGATGTGCCTATGTCTGTGGTGTTCCGTAATGGTATGCCTCTGCACTACAAGGGTCGTAGGGTTATTGATGGTGATGCATCAGACCTTGTTAATGTCAAGGCTGGCAAGGTTATCATTGGTCTAGTGGCTAAGGGAAAAGCTAAGAAGGGTGATGGTAACTTTGTGGTTGACAGCAACCTGATAGCAGTGGCATAATTAAATCTAATTGTTAGACTTAAGGGGTCTATGATGGAAGATAAAATAAAATTATTATTCGATATCTCTGAGGAAGAGTTCTACGGTTATCGTGATAATATGAGTGAGACTATAACTCTTACCACGTTTCGTGATGGTGACTGGCACGTTCTATATTTTGATTCTGATAGTGGTTGTGCATTGTTCTCTACACCTTGTGAAATGTTTGAAGAGGACGGTATAAAATTAGAATTAATTGATTGCAATTATTGTGACATCACATTTTCTACTTTGAAAGTTATAATTGAAAAGCTAAGGAAGCTATAAAATGACAGATCGTGACGTAAAGAATGTATCACTGACTGATGCAGAGATAGAAATTATTCTAGTACTTCTAGAGTCTAGTGAGGAACACCATAACAAGGATATGTTTGATTGTGAGGCAGAACTTTATCATGTGCTATACAGGGCAGAGGAATGGGACGATGACTATTCAGTCAAGAAGGCTGGTATCATGTCAGTACTACTACTATTACTTGTAGGATTTTTTTTATAATTTAAGGAGACATTGTGACTAACAGGCAACTGTTGGAAATTTTAAGAAGACTACCAGAAGATAAGCTCGACGAAAACTTTCTTTTTCAGTACACCAAACGTGACTACGTTCAGAGAGAAGCCTTGAAGTTTGAAATCATTGTAGACTCTCTTACAAAAGCTCTCGTAAATTTACAAGCTGACAAAGAAGTTCTAGAAGCTGTTAGAAATTTATACATGAATAAGGACTTAGGATGAAAACTAGAATCCATGTTAATCAACACAACATCAAAGCTAATGCGAAAGGTGCTGGCTTGCCAGTCATTACTGTAAAAGATTACAAACAAAATAGGAAAGCTAATCATGCCACCATTGTAGACTCTGAAGGTAAGCCAGTAGCCAGTGTGTATTACTGTCCTGACAATCCACTACCATGTGGTGCGAAGGTTTGGATAGAAACTGAAAACAACGTAGTAACATTCTAAAGGAAAAATATGAGTACGATTGGAATTAACATAACAGCCCAGGCATTTCCACGTTGGGCAAGTGATGAGTTCATTACAGAGGTGATGCAGGTTTTAGTTAAGAACCCTACTCACTACGGCATACCATGTAATAATGTATGGGCTTGGAGGGCAGATGAGTTAGAGGAGCATGAGATAAATATTGAAGGCGAGCTTTCTAAATTTCCTGCTGCTACCACTTGTGCGGTCTTTGAAGCTATTGATGAGGCAATTGATCATCAAATGACAAAAAGAAATTATTGCCAGTTTGACAAAAGTAAAATGTGGGAGAATGTAAAATGATAACAGCATCTAGATTTTCTAAAGATAATCCTATTAAGTTGTTGAAATTAGAGGAGAAATTTGATGGCACTGTTGAAATTACAATAGATAGCTATGATGATGATGCTCTGATTGTGACACTAAATAAACCAGATTGTATTGAGATGATATCGGAGAAAGAAGATACTGAATCTCTGTTCAATTTTTAGGAAGAAAGAAAATGAAATCACAAAACAATAGAGAATGTAAGAACTGTTCAAAAGTTTGTTCTAAATATGTAATGTTTAACTGGGACAAATTTCTTCTATGCAAACAATGTACTATGGATTTTCTACGAGGAAAATATGATGAAGAATAAATTAATCAGAGGCTTTCTTTTGTTCAAATATTATAGTATGCTTATACTATACTTTGTTTTAATTTTTACTGGTTGGGTTTTTACAGGCGTACCTGTTTTATTAAAAGCAGCAGCAGCAAAAACTCTAAAAAGTTTAGAAAGTACAGATCACACACTTAACAAAACATTTAGGTAACAAAATGAGTAATGTAATTAGATTATCAAACCACCCTCTCGATCACGTCGATGCTCCTGAAATTGTTAACACAATAATTGAAGAGCGTCCAGTATACTACCAAGAGAGGACTGGTTTTTTACAACAGGATAAAAACAGGAAAGCAATCCATGTGAAAGGTTCCAATGAGCCTCCCATTAGTATCTTCAAAAAAGGTTACAACATTTCAGGAGCGCAGTACAGTGATATGTATACGCAGATGGTGAACATCTGTAAAGCGTCTGACGTAGACTGTACTGGTGTCTCAGTGGATTCTTCAGTGTCGCCTAATGGTGCTAGGGGTGTAATTACAATTACCCTACCTTCGCACACGGTAGAGACTGCTAGGGGTGATGAGACTCAGCTACAACTGGTGGGATATAATTCTGTGGATGGCTCTTGGCCTATGGTCATTAGACTAGGTGCTAAAAGACTGGTCTGTTTCAATGGTCAGATTATGATAGATGACTTTGCAGTGTACAAGGCGAAGCATACTATGAGTCTAGATCTAGGACACGCCCGCCGTAAGATGGCAGCACTGTTAAACAGTTACACAGAAGAAGTTGAGCGTTGGCGCGGCTGGTCTACAGATTCAGTCTCTGACCGTTTTGCTCTGATCACATTTGCAAAAGCTGCAAAATGTAAAGTAAATGTAGAGAGCATGAATACCCTGAGTCTGTTAGAAATACTGGATCATCCGTCTCTTATAAAGAATAAAGCATTCAAATACATGTGGAACCAGTACACTCAGCATGAGCAAAAAGCACTGGGTAGTACAAAGTGGGCAGTATATAATGCGATTACTCATTGGACCACACACGCACCTGTTGGTAAGAAGACTGACAAGAACAGCGTTCTTAAAATAAAAGAGACCCAGCAGATAGCAGCAAGTGTTGCAATCAAGCAGCATCTAGTAGCCGCATGAGAAATCTAATAGAGGTTAGTAATCATATCATGAGGTACTCTCAGGTGTATCATTTAGATGCACCTGTAACACCTCTAGTTATAGAGGAGGTGCAAGATCTGTGCCAAAAATATGGAGAAGAATTTGTTTCAACTTATATAGAAAATTATTTGAGCTTAGGGGTTGACTCATCTAATTAAATGTGCTAGAATCCTTTTTAAAAGTTTCAGAAAGAGGAAGTAATATATGTTTATGAGGATATACTGTAATGAGTAATATTACAAGAGAAGAACTTGTAGAACAGTTTGAATATGATATTGATGATTGGTGGTGTGCCTTATGGAGTTTGCAGATAGGAGCAACACCACCTAAAGGTCATGGGAAAAGATTTATTTCGTATGTTAGTTTTCGTTGTGTTGATGCAGGAGACTGGAAATATGATGACGATCTACCTCAACTGTTCGCAGATTTCTATGAGGAAATAGGAGAGTGGTGATGTACAGTGTTAGTGATGAAATCATTTCTGAATTCAACAACTACATGAACAGCAAGATGTGTTTACTCTACGAAAATAAAATGACTGTCAGCATCAGATATAATTACTTTGGTGATGGCATGCATGCGATAGAATCAACTGATGGAATTAATATTAATTTTGCAGATGATATACTAGAACCATTCGTAAAAAATTATTAGAAATCTGTTGTCTTTTGATTTCAATAGTGTTAAATTCTAGAAACATAAATTATAGGAGATTATATATATGCAGATGATCAACGGTATTCCTGAGATTGTCGAGGGAGTAGCATTCTATACTAGTGTGACAGTCCCAAGGCCAGACTTTAACAAAGTAAAAAACATTTACGTTGTAAACCTGGCAGTCTCTGATGAGATCTTCCAGCAGTTTTCAGATGCTGGCTACAACACAGGACTAAAACCTGCCGGTACAGCATCGTTTACAGAAGATCCTGTCGTTACATTTCAACAATGGGAAAACTCAAAATACAAACCACGCCTTGTAGATACGGACAATAACAACATTGACGTAGCTATTGGTAATGGTTCGCGGTTAGCTGTGCAATGGAAGCACTCAGAGTATGGTGAACAGCCGCGAGTATTTCGCCGTCCTATCTTGGTCAATGCTCAACTGATTGAGCTAGTACCATATGGTGATATGTCAGAAAGTAGTGAACCTCTCCATAGTGCCCTAGCATTTTAAGGAACATATATTTATGAGTAATGAAACAGAAGACTGGACCTATACATCTGAAGACAAAACCTATGCTGTTGGTAAGTTTACAGAAGAGGGTAGGCTTGCCTTTATCTTATTGTTTGAAACAGACAAGGAGATTCAGGCAACTAGAAAAGCTTTGGCTAAACTTGAGATGGCAGTTAAAGGATTTAACGCAACTGTACTCGATCAATTAACGGAGGACATGATTGTAGTAGAAGAAAAAGAGGAGTAAATTATCATATCACCTATACTTATATTCACTGGGGGCTTCGGCCCCTTTCTTCTATTTGAGGATATAGAAAATGGGATTTGCCCAAACACATGAGGACTGTCCTGAGTGTGGTCATAAGGACTGCTTAGGGATTAACGATGACGGTACAGCCAAGTGTTTTTCATGCGGTATTTTCATAAAAAAATACACTGGAGTTAAGCAATCACAGGAGAGGAGCCAGAGCATGGTACAAAGTTCCGTACCGAAACTAGTAAAAGATGATATTACAATTAAAGAAGGAGACTTCTATCCATTAAAAGATCGTGACATTTCTTTAGCTACGGCTAAGAAGTATGGGGTTAGGTCTATCCAGAACTCTTCTGGTGAGACCATGAGACACTTCTATCCATACTACAATGGCGCAGAAGAAGTCGCCTACAAGACTAGAATGGTGGACACCAAGGCGTTCTTCAGTAATGGTCCACTACAAGAGTGTGGTCTATTTGGACAACAGTTGTGCAGCGACAAAGGTGGTAAATACATTACTGTCGTAGAGGGTGAGTGTGATGCTATGGCTGCTTACGAATTACTAGGCAGCAAGTGGCCTGTAGTTAGTATTAAGTCTGGCGCTCAGAGTGCTGAGAGAGATATCAAGACACAGATAGAATTCCTTGAACGCTACGACAATATAGTTATTTGTTTCGATAGCGACAAGCCAGGAACCGATGCTGCTAAACAAGCAGCCAGACTGTTGAAACCAAACAAAGCCAAGATCATGCTGATGCCTGAGGGGTTCAAGGACTCCAATGATATGCTGCGTAAAAACGCACACGGCTTGTTTGTTAATTCTTGGTGGAACGCTAAGACGTACACACCTAGTGGTGTATTAAATGTTACTCAAAACAAAGACAAGTTTCATAACAGAGTTAAGAAGGAATCTGTTCCATATCCGTGGGAAGGTCTCAATAAAAAGCTAGAGGGTCTCAGACAGGGTGAGCTAATTACTCTTGCCGGTGGTACAGGTCTTGGTAAGTCTTCTGTTACCAGAGAACTAGAGCATTGGCTGCTCAAGCAGACCCAAGATAATGTAGGTGTAGTTGCCCTCGAAGAGGACTGGACTAGGACTGTCGATGGTATCCTAAGTATTGAAGCTAATGCTAGACTACACATAGACAGTGTTAGAGAGCAGTTCTCCCAAGAAGAAATAGATATCCTGTTTGATGATATGTTTGTTGATAATGAGAATCAGGATAGGCTATGGGTCCATGCACACTTTGGGTCTAATGACATAGACGGCATCTTTTCAAAGCTGCGGTACATGATTATAGGTTGCGAGTGTAAGTGGGTAGTGATTGATCACCTACATATGATGGTATCTGCCACTCTTGAAGGTGATGAACGTAGATCTATTGATTCCATTATGACACGTCTCAGGAGCCTTGCAGAGGAGACTGGAGCAGGACTTATACTGGTATCCCACCTCAGACGTATTGATGGGAACAAGGGCCATGAGAAGGGAGCAGAGACTGATCTGAGCCACCTCCGGGGTAGTCAAAGTATTAGCCAGCTATCTGATTGTGTGATAACCTTGGAAAGAAACCAACAGGCTGAAGATCCCATAGAGGCATCTACTACTAGGGTAAGAGTATTGAAGAGTCGTTACACAGGTGATGTGGGTATTGCTGCCCATTTGCAATATGATAAGGAGTCAGGTAGACTTACAGAAGTGGAGTATTCAGATATTGAATTTACTTCTGATAATGACTTGGCATTTGACTAATGAAACTTTTATTTGACATTGAGACAGATGGTCTGGACGCTTCTGTAATCTGGTGTCTGGTAATTCAAGACGTTGATACAAACCAAGTATGGTCATTTTCACAAAATGAAATAGAAGATGGGCTTAAGCTTTTATCAGAGGCAGAGATGTTATCAGGTCATAATATAACTGGCTTTGACATTCCTGTTTTGGAAAAGCTTACATCATTTAAACTAGGTTCTCAGAAAATCATAGATACTCTTGTTCTTTCTAGGCTCTTCAACCCTGTAAGGGAAGGGGGCCATAGTCTAAGCATGTGGGGCCAGCGTCTTGGTCTAGCTAAGATAGAGTTTGATGAGTTTGAACGTTACTCTGAAGAGATGCTGGAGTATTGTAAAAGGGACGTAGCTGTAAACGTAAAAGTCTATCATGAGCTTCGTAAAGAAAGTGCTGGATTTGACCCAAGATGTATTGAGTTAGAGACCAGTGTCGCTTCGATCATGAAGAATCAAGAGGCTCATGGCTTTTACTTCGATAACTACAAAGCTGATATGCTACTGGCTCTCATGCGTGAGAAGATGCAGACAGTAGAGAAACGAGTTTTAGAGGTCTTCAAACCCAAGGTAGATGAGAGGTATATCTATCGAAAGGAAACCGCATCTGGTGCCCTATCTAAACTAGCAACTTGGGATAGAGTGGGCGGACCCGGAGTGCGTCTTCTCGATGAGGAATATGAGTTCTTTAGCAAGTCTTCTAGTATGTATACCACCAGAAAAACTGTAGTGGATTTCAACATTGCATCACGCAAGCAGGTAGGTGATTACCTAATTGAGTTTGGATGGAAACCAAAACAGTATACTGAGAATGGGAGGGCTGTTGTTAATGAGAAAACTCTATCTGAGATTGAGGGCATACCTGAAGCAGAACTTATTAAAGACTATCTTATGTATCAAAAGAGACAAGCTGCGTTAGAATCTTGGCAGAAGTTCCTTGAGAAAGACAATAGGGTTCATGGGTTTGTTATACCAAACGGCACCATCACTGGACGTATGACACACCGTGATCCTAACATGGCTCAAGTACCTAGTTTGAGTTCACCCTATGGTAAGGAGTGTAGGGAGTGTTGGACAGTGCCTACTGGCTACAAACTAGTAGGTATAGATGCCAGCGGCTTAGAACTTAGGATGCTTGCACATTATATGGACGATGAGGAGTATATAAATGAAATCATTAACGGAGACATACACACCGCTAATCAAAGACTTGCAGGGCTTGAATCAAGAAGTCAGGCGAAAACTTTCATATATGCACTCCTATACGGAGCAGGAGATGAGAAGCTTGGAACAGTGGCTGGAGGAGGCAGAGAAGTTGGTAGTAAACTTAGAGGGCGTTTCCTCCATAATCTCCCATCATTTAACAACCTTAAGAACAGAGTATCACTCGCATCTAAGAGAGGATTCCTGAAAGGGTTAGATGGTAGAAAGATCTTTGTGCGATCTGAACACGCTGCCCTTAACACACTGCTACAGGGTGCTGGTGCTATTATTATGAAGAAGGCATTGGTTATACTGAGTGAATACCTAACAGATATGGATGCACATATTGTGGCTAATGTTCATGATGAATGGCAGGTAGAAGCTAAAGAAGATGTAGCAGAAGAGGTAGGAAGACTTGGTATAGCTGCAATCGTACAGGCTGGATGGGCTTATAATTTAAAATGTCCCTTAGATGGAGAGTATAATGTCGGAAACAACTGGGCGGAAACGCACTGATAGAATAAAATTAGAAAGTATCTGTAATGATGAAGAAAGCATGGGATTTTATGCATCCTTTGAAGAC